GATAAGATTCTTGGCAATGTCGCCGAGAAGCTTGTCGCGATGGTTCAAGAGAAACTCGGTGGGGACGCGAAAGATGCAGACGCGTTGAAAGAGAAAATCTACACACCGGAGGAAGGGCTGAAAGCAGTCAAGTATCCTGAGCTGAAAGAACTGGACACCCTGAGCGATACCGAGAAGATCGGTGTTTACTTCAAGGCCCTGTTCGCACGGAATAAGACAGATGAAGACTTTGCAGTCATGAAGGGTCTATCTGAAGGAACTGCCGCAGATGGCGGAAACCTTGTTCCGACACCTCTCTACACAGAAGTAGTCCGGTTATTGAACGACTTGGCAATTATGCGCAAGCTGGCCACGATTGTTCCAATGACCTCGGATACCCTGAAGATTCCAACGCTGGTGGCGAACCCGCTTGCGTACTGGATCGACGAGAGGCAGACGAAGACGACAACGTCAGCAGAGTTCAGTTATTGTACCCTTGACACGAATAAGCTTGTTGCTCGGATCCTCATCTCTGAGGAGCTGAACGACGATGCGATTGTGGCGATGGTGCCGTTCATTACCCAGTTATTCGCTGAGGAAATCGCAAGGGCAGAAGATGCCGCGTTCTTCAATGGAACCGGGACTGGACAGCCACGAGGAATCTCGATTGAGACGCTTACATCGACGAATGCAGGAGGCACGTTTAACTTTGATGACGTGATCTCCTTGCTCAACTCTGTTCGTCAGAGTGTGAGATCCGCCGCAAGCGGAGCGTTTGTCTGTCACAACCATGTGATTCAGAAGCTACAAACTCTCAAGGATGGGAATAACAATTACATCTGGAGGAACGGCGGGCTAATGGACGGGCAGGCGATTATGAGGCTCCCTGATATGATCTTTAATAGACCAATCTACGAGCAGAATGACTTGCCTGATGATGAGTTGTACTATGGGGACTGGTCAAAGTATTACATCGGCGACAGGAAACAGCTGTATGTAAAGACGACAGACCAGAACGAGACCGCATGGACAACCGATGCAATTGATGTGAAAGCAGTAGAACGAGTAGACGGACGCGCAGCTATCTTAGCGGCGTTTGCGAAAGTTATTAACTGCTAGTCTCTGATGGGTGGGGAGTTGTGAGGGCGACTCCCTACCAACCAGCGACCAGCTAATTTAATTGTTATCTACTATGGAAGTGAGACGAATCAGAATGCTCAAAGATTTAAGAGAATGGAAGACTGGGGAAGTCAGGGAGAACGTAAGCAATAACGAGGCGGTATATCTAGAGCTAGACGGATACGCCGAGATTTTAGGAGACGAAACCGTAACCAAGCCTGTTGAAGAGGCTCCGGTCAAGAGGGTACGTCGGGTCAAGGTTCGGAAGTTGTCTCGTGAAATGAAGCCGCGCCTGACCAAGAAGGGATATGAAACGAAGGAGGTATAAATGGTTAGTTACGCATTAACGACAGTTGCCAGATGGCAAGCGTATGCAGGAATCAGTTCGTTAACAGCTGCACAGATCGCCGTTGTCGAGAACCTCATTAGTATGGCGACAAACTATGTAGAAACGTATCTAGGACGCCGGATCATGGAAACGACGTATACTCAAGAGGTTTACGACGGGCCGTATGGGGAATATATCTTACTCAAGAATTATCCCGTTGACTCTAGGGATACGTTTACTCTACAGTATAACGCGACTTCTGAGAACGAAGACGAATGGACGACTATAGACTCTGAAGATTACTTCATTGACTATGATGAAGGGGTGATCAAGCCGTCCTCAAGAGGGAAATGGCTATTAGCACATAATAAGTATCGAGTGACATATAACGCTGGGTACAGCTTCGACAATGTGACCACCTTCCTCTCAGATACCGAGGCTGGGGATCTTGAGTTAGCGTGTTGGTTGGTAGTTTCCGAGATATGGGCGAAGAAAACCGCCGGAGGCACAGTTCAATCTGAGAGGCTTGGGGATTATGCAGTCACCTACGGGCCGAGTTTTCTATTCGGGTCGGGTGGAATAAGCGCAGGAGGAAAGACCGCACTAGAGATGATTCTTGATAAATATCGGAGATGGGAAATCGAATCTCCGCTTACGCCAGCGCAATCAACTAACGATGACGATGACGACTAATGCCGACAATCCAACATTTATTTGATAAAGAGGTACTGGTAGCACGTTTAAAGACGGTATCAGGGAATCTCAGAAATATGACGACTACCGCAACGGTTGATGTCGCGGTACAGGAAATGGATAGACAGGCACGGGTAGAGCAGGAATTGACACAGGATCGGGCGTGGGTTATGTACTCGAATATAGACGATGTGGAGAAGATCAGGAGTGGAGATCGGATCACGTTGGTTGACGATCTGGGAACGGCGAGGTATTACAAAGTCATAGAAAAGACAGTCAAGAATTATGGTATTAACCAGCACGTTGAAAGCATAATAGTTCAGTACGACGATGAAAGGAATGACTAGATGGTGACTGTAAGAGGTTTAGAGAAACTAGGAATCCTGAAGTCTAATTTACAGAGGGTAAACATAAAAGATGCAATGGCGGTGGCAGTTGCGAAAGCCGCAATGCTTATTGAGAGAGGCGGAAAGCTGGCGATCACATCCGGGCCGACACGGGCATTTAAGTCAGGAGCACTAAGGGCGTCGATAACAGTGTCTTCATTAACGAGGACTTCCGCAAGGATCGGGCCTCAGATGGAATATGGAATCTATGTACACGAAGGAACCAGATTTATGAGAGCGAGGCCGTTCATGACGTATGGGATAGGTCTTGAAAGTGACCCGATAAATAAATTATTGCACAGTGTAGGGCTTAGTATAAGCAAAGAAATCTGTAAAGGGTTATGAGCTGGGCAACGATAAGCACACAAGTCTATAATTTGATAAATACGAATAAGGTCTCTCTTGGGATTCGGGAGGTTTATTCGTTTCCAAAATACAATTTCGGTGGTTATCCGAGCTGCAATGTAACTCCAAGTGAAAACGAATCGGATTACGAAACTACCACTGAAAACACGAGGTCGTATATTTTTATAGTGAGGATATTCGATGAAACTAAAAATCAAGGAATCGATCAAGCGTTATCTAACCTTCGTACAGTTGCGGACGCGCTTATTGATAAAGTGGATGAAGAAGATAAGAAACCAGGCTCCACGAGAACAATAGGGGTCAGTCTACCTGCGGGATATGTCTATATTGATGTCTGGGCGACCCCGGGAACATGGGGCCAAGTTGATAATGAAAACCTCGTATTTTGCGAGGTAAAAGTAAAAGTACGCATCTCTGTAGATGTGTCCTAAGTAATTTTTTATATTTATTTCTATGGCAAAGTTTAGTGGCAGAATGGTAGATCTCGGAATTGCAAGAGAGATCGTGAGAGGGACTCCGGTCGCTCCTTCGTTTTGGGTTCCCAGACAGGAGTTATCGTTTGACGACAAAGTTGCAAAAGATAGACAGACGTCGGGGATAGGGACGCTTGACGATTCCTACCAAACCGATGTGACTACGAAATGGGCGGAAGGAACAATCTCCGGAGAAGTACGCCAGAAGATGTTTGGATTATGGCTATACTCTCTTTTTGGGACGTGTACATCATCCGGGGCGGTAGACTCTCTGTATACTCATACGTTTACGCTTGAAGATACTTGTCAGCATGACAGTCTCACGTTGACGGTTGTCGATCCGAATACTACAGACCAGTACCGGAACTGTATGGTAAGCAAGATGGAACTCACCGCTGGGCTGGATAAGGTGTTGCAGTACTCGGTTGATATTATCGGGAGAACATCAAAAGGATCAAGTGGGACTCCGGCGTTTGCCGCAGAAAACAAGTTCAACAAAACGCATCTATCGGTAAAGGTAGGCCCGACGATAGCAGGACTAGCGACTGCATCATCGCTGAGTATGAAAGCTCTTACCTTCACAATCTCGCAAGACGTCGTTCCTGACGACTTTCTTGGTACCGCAGAGCCGGAGGACTTCTTGAACCGGAAGTTTTCGGTAGAAGGCAAACTTACGCTCAACTATGAGAGCGCAACATGGAAGGAATATGTCCGTGGAAATACCTATATGGCAATGGAACTGAAGTGGACTGACACAGATCACCTCGTTGGGGCGGGATCGTATTCAGCGTTGACGTTCCAGATGCCGAGAGTGGACTTCTATGAATGGACACCGAATTATGCGCTTGACGAGATCAGCTCGCAGGAGATCAGCTTCAAGGCGAATTACGACCTGACAAATACGCTTGCCGCGATCTCGACCTGCACGTTAGCGAATACGCAGGTATCGTATTGAGAAGCCTGAAATAAATTTAGCCCTCTTCGTTATGCCTTTTGTTCTGACAAAGACCTTACCTCTAGACCGTCTTGGTGATGACTGGAAAGGGTGCTATATGACCTTCCATGAGCCTACGGTATCAGAGATGCAGCGGATTGCGTCTAATTCCGGAGGAAAGCTGGAAAAAGACCTCGACTCGACAAATGAGATGATGAGAGACTGTTTTGTTGAGGGGAAAGCGTTTAACGGGACTGAAATCGTAAATGTCAAAGGAGACGAATTAAAAGATCTTCCGTACTCTATCTATAAGGAGTGCCTCGATTTTTTATTATCAGTGAACAAGACCGAATAGAGGAGTATAAACTCGTGATGGCGGATATACTCTATGGATTCGGAAGTGAGAGTCCGCTTGCGGCTGAAGTGTCTGAATACATTACCCAGTATCACTACCGGAAGATTTTCGGTTTGTCATGGACTGAATACATGGAGGAGCCGTACAATATCTTTCTGATCAATTCAATGATCCATATAATATCGGGTCAAGTTAAAGAGAGTCGAATGAAACAGTAATGGCAACGGATGTCAATAGGATAGTCATAGAGATTGCGGCAAAGGATCAAGCGAGTGGAGCATTGAAAAACGTCTCCTCCTCGGTTGGGAACCTCGGTGCTGTTGCCGGGGGTATTCTTGGGGCTGCGGCACTTGGAGGATTGATTTCGAAGCTGAAACAGGTTGGTATAGCGGCGGTTTCTGGTGCGGCGCAGATGGAGCAGAGCGAAATTGCGTTTACCGCGATGCTCGGAAGTGCTCAAAAGGCAGGAGAATTACTGAAAGATATCACGAAGTTTGCAAGAGAAACCCCGTTTGATCTTCCAAGTGTGAGAACTGGAGTACAGCGTCTTGTAGCAATGGGAATTGCAACCAAAGATACCATTCCTACATTGAAGGTTCTAGGCGATGTGATTGCCGGAGTTGGTGGGAATGCTGACGTATTAGACCGAATGATCTATAACATCGGACAGATTAAATCGCTTGGTCATGCCACGGCGATAGATATGCGGCAGTTTGCGATTGCTACAATCCCGATGGTTGAGGCGTTGACAGCATCGCTTGGTGTATCAAGTGCAGAGTTGGACAAGATGGTAGAAGAAGGGAAGATCGGGTATCCGGAAATCATGAACGCATTGATCGGGTTGACCTCTGGAAGCGGAAAATTCGCTGATATGATGAAGAAACAAACGGCGTCGATGACGGGGTTGTGGTCGAACTTGAAAGATAGTATCGGGATCGCTCTTGCCGAGATTGCCAGAAGGAGTGGCGTGTTTGATATTCTCAAGAGGGTATTAGTCACATTAACTGCGGATGGAGGAAAGCTCATCCAGCGACTAATTACCACGGCCGCAAAGGTTGCTCTACTGGCAGGGGCGTTTCTGGTTGGTGTAACTGCGGTTTTGCGATCAATAAAGCACTTCAGTTTTTCCAGATGACGCTGACAGTAACTCAGATAAAGGCTGGACTTCTGGGTATTGCGATGGTTGCGCTTAGTGCATATTTAATGAATGTATACGGAAGAGTGCAAGCGAAAACAAAAAAGACGGTTGATGTAACGGGAGACCTTGAAGATGCACTTGAGACTATGGGAAATACCGGCACGGCAGCATTAGAAGGAGTTGGTGGTGCGGCCGAAGACTCGGCAAAAAAGATTCGGGAACTACAGGAGGAAATCGACGAAGAGAACAAGTCGTTTAACGAGCAGCTCGCCGACATTGTTGACGCAAGGACGAAAGAAATTAAAGAGAACAAGAAGGCTCTAGAGCAAGCGAAAGAGTCGATGCAGGAAGAATTGGATACACAGAAGAAAACGTATGAAGAACGGGTAAAAGAAATCGAGAATATGAACCAGACCGAGTTGGACGAAACGGGAAAGACCAAAGAACAGTTATTGACAGACGCGGAGGAGACCTATAAGAAAGAAACAGACAGCATCAAAGAGGAATATACGGAACGCATCTCCGAGCTTGAGAAGATGATTGCAGACGACGAGAAGCTCCTACTTGACCACGCCGAGCTTATTAAGACAATAAACCGAGATGCGATTGACGACGAGATTACGAAATTGGTGGAGGCTCACAATAAAAAGATCCAGCTACTAAACGAAGAGATAACTGCTCAGAAAACAGGATATGCAGAAGGAGCGGCTTCGTTTGATACAGCGACGAATGACATGGCGATTGATTGGGATAAACTTGGGGCAGCTATTGAGGCAAACCAAATAGACTGGGATGCGTCATTGAATACGGTTTCTTTCGCAATGATAGTTGAGCAAATCCGCAATGATATCCTTATTACCGCAGACTCGATAGGCATTGCCTTCAAGGTATTAGGAGCAGGCTTTATGGTGCTTGCCGCCACGTTTGCAATAGAATTAACGAAAATCCTCGAAAGCGCAGTTGACTGTGTTCCGTTTCTCGATAAACTGTTTGACGCATCACTGCAAAAGCAGCTGAAACTAAATGAGGCGGTCAAGGAGTTTTGGATCGGACAGGGTGAGGTGTACATGGAAGAATTGAATACGGTCAAAACGAAGTCCGAGGAGAAACATAAGCAATTCGGAGGGTTCGCACATGGGTTGACAATCGTCGGGGAGGCGGGGCCGGAGTTGGTGTCTTTGCCTCGTGGGTCTAGGGTTTACAGTTCGGAGCAAACGAAGATTATGAAAGGTGGTGGCTCGGTTAATGTCAATTTCTATGGCGACTTGAGGCTGGATACTGAGAGCCGGATTGACGAGTTGGTACACAGAATAGAAATGGCGATTGGCAACAATACTAACTTAGGACTGCGAGGGATATGAGCGCACAGGTATTATACGGGCCGTACAATATGAATAGTCAGAAATGTGCGGTCAGCGTAGCTGATATACGGTCTCTACCAAAGAACCTGATCGGCAGGGAACAGGTTGCACGTCGGCATGGTACGTTACAAATAAACCATGACTATTCCGAGAAGACCGTCCAGATGACTGGCCGACTCAAGCGGCCATCGGGTCATGTTCCCACATTTAGAGAGATACAGGACGAGTTTGATAACGCCATGTCGAAAAACATGAGGTATCTCAGAATTGCGAGAACGAGAACGGTTATTTCCGATGCAGACGATATAACGGGCTGGTCGATTGCAGATGATGCGGTAAACGTCACCGCCGACACCTCAACCTATCAGGTTTCAGATTGCTCAATCAGTTTCGATGTCGATGTAAGCGCATCTGCGAATGATTATGCGACGGTTTCTAATTCTTCGATTTCTCCAGTAGACCTGAGTGCTGTAAGCGAGTCCGGAAGCGTAGAGTTCTGGGTGTTTCTTCCTGATATCACTCATATCACGTCCCTTGATTTCAGATGGGGTGCTGATGCTACGAATTACTGGTATCAAAACACGATCACGACAAACTATGAAGGGCGGCCGCTTGAGCCGGGCTGGAATTATATCTCCGTGTACTGGCCGACTGCATCTGAATCTGGGGTGCCAACCGCGGCGGCGATATCTTATCTGTTTACCAGAGTAAACTATACGGCGTCTATGATCGATACCACAGGGATACTCATAAACGGATTCGCTTGGATGGATGAGGATAACTGCGAGAATTATACCGCAACGGTGGAAACGGTAGACATGGAAGAAGAACCCGGAAATATAGACTGGCAGCCGTTTACAGTGAGTATGCTTTGTAATAATCCGTTTGCATATTCCACTCATGATTCGGTAGCACTGGAGAGGGATACACAGACAAGCGTTTCAAAGGCGATAGATATAACGCTGGAAGGCAGCTTCGCGCCATCTCCTCTTATAACTTACACAATCAATACCCCGGAGGGTCTATCCGGGGTGCAGTATTCGAATGTGACAACACAGGAGTCCATTTCTGTCAGTACCGCATGGACTGCGGGAGATACTCTTAATATCGATACGGAAACGATGGTATGTTACCTGAACGGTATGACCATCGATTACGATGGGGTATTCCCACGCCACGTTCTGGGATTTAACAAGGTCAGAACGGTTATCACGAGCGCAACGAAAGCCACGGTTTCTCAACTATTGCAGGGCGGGTGTATCTATCTCTATGACACTACAATCAAGGTGGCGCAGTCTTTTGATCCGACTGCGACGGGAACATTAATATCGGTTTCTATCGGGTTATCTAAAATGAGAAACGAGAGCCTCTCGGTGGGGGTGTATTTATATTCTGATTCCGGAGGAAGTCCGAGTGCCGTGCTATCGTATCTAGGAACTATCCCGGTGACCAGTTCTGACATTCCTCTCAACTCATTATATCCGTTTCATACCCTTTCTAGCAATTACGCGGTTAGCAACGCAACAACATACTGGATTGTACTTCAGGATCCGAGGGTGTTTTCCGGGTCGGAAGTGTTAGTCGGGATCAAGCCCGGAAACGTATACGCCGGGGGATCCACAAAGATACTCTATCCCGGTATGACGACGTGGACAGCGGTTACTCAGCTTGGTGTGGGTGTAGATTTCCGGTTCCAAGTCGAGACTCAGCCTGCGTTTTCTGCGAATTATGATTGGGACATAAATTACAGGAAACGGTTTATATGAGGCTATTCGGAAAGGAATGGTTCACAAAGCATCAGAGGGTATTACGTTGGGTTGCGGATACCCATATCGGGAGGCGGTTCTTCTGTATTGACGGGGATAGAAGCGGTCTTGGAAAATATCGGCTGGAATCGATCATGCCGAATTATATTACATGGAAGAATGGGACTGGCTTAGTTTACGAGTTCAGAACGCACAATCGGTTTTCGCGAAGATTGTGGTACTGGCTGAATCCGTTATGGAGAATATTCCATATCTGGGATACGGTTTTCTACCCGAACTTAAACCTTGGGTTTGATAGCTATGGGCCGTATTATCCAGATCCAGACCCAGAATCAACAACAGTAGACGGGTATATATATCATCAGGAAGCCACGGGAGCCGCGTTCACCACAATCCGGGCTGCCTCTGGTAATCATTCAAATAGTGGGCCTAGCGGCGGTGAAGGTGAAGCAGTATCGATTAGATGTTATTCGTACCCATATTTTTCGTGGATTTTTAGATCGCTTTTTCTTTTTAACACAGCCGCGTTACCCGATGCGGCGGTTATCTCCACGGCGACGTTTTCAGTGTGTACGACCACGGATACCTCAAATGGGTTTTCGTATAGCGATTTTAGTATTTGCACCGTATCATCAAACCCAGCAAGTAATACGGCTCTTACCCCTACCGATTATACTACGTTAGGGACGACGGAGTTCTCAAACAAAATCGGGTACTCCTCTTGTGATACGACTGCGTACCAACCGTTTTCTCTAAACACTGCGGGTATTGCAGCGATATCAAAAACAGGGATAACGAAATTCGGATTGAGGGAAGCCACCTACGATATTACAGGAACAGCCCCATCGTGGGAAGAATACAAGAACATGAAGATATATTGCCGTTATGCGGATTACTCAGGAACTGCGTCTGATCCAAAGCTCGTTGTTGAAACCGCAACTGCTCCCGTTCTCGATACGGCCTCGGCGACAAGCGTGAGTTATACTACGGCCACAGGAAACGGGGAGATTACGAATTATGGGGGGGCCGTAGTCACGACACGGGGGGTGTGCTGGTCAACGGGCGCAAATCCGACAACTGCAAACAGCCATACCACCGAGTCGGGATCGTTTTACAACGGGGTATTTACCGGGGCGATTACCAGCCTGATCAATAATACCCTGTATCACTACCGGGCGTATGGGACGAATTCTGTCGGAACGGGATATGGTGATGACGTTCAGTTTACGACACTTGATTATACGGTTCCTGTATTAGACACGAAATCGGCGACAAGCATCTTGACTACCACCGCCACTGGAAACGGAGAGGTGACTGACGACGGGGGAGATACCATCACTGCCAGAGGATTCTGTTGGTCTACATCTGCAAACCCGACCACTTCTGATGGTCATACGACTGATTCCGGGTCGTATCACGAGGGCGAGTTTTCAGGAAGTATGACCAGCCTTTCCGCGTCTACTCTTTATCATTATCGCGCGTATGGCACGAATTCGAAGGGAACATCGTATGGAGATGACGTGACGTTTACCACGGCCACGCCGGGATCTCCTGAGGTGACAACGATCCAGCCGGTGATTATCAGGAGAACAAAAGCGGAACTATGCGGGAATATAACGGTTGGGGATTCCGTTACGACAATCGGGATTGCGTATAGTATAACCGCGAATCCAACAATCGCGGACTCTACGGTTTCGGGAACAGGCACATTCGGGAAAGGACGCTTCAGGTTATGGGTGACGGGTCTGACCCCGGACACGGTATATCATTTCAGGCCGTACGTGACAAATGTGACCGGGACTGGATACGGGTTAGATACGCAATTCAGGACTCAGTCGAGCCGAATTCTCATTGAGGACGGATCGTGAAAATATATGACGGTACACTAAGCAAGGAGAAAGAGTATTTCGTAAAGATTTATGATAGCAACGGCAACTTCCAGACATCTGCATACGATATTTCGTTTGACAACTTCAAGAAAACAATTAATGGAGGACTTGGAGAACTGAGTCTGTTCTTCGCCCGTCCGTTTGACGACTTCGGGGAAGGGGTCGAGATCGACTTCATGAACGAGGTACAGGTCTGGGTGGTCGATAAAGAAAGCGGCCCGACTGGGGAGAAAATATACTCCGGGTTTATAGATACCTACGAGCCGTTTGCGACAGAAGAAAACGAGGGGGTGAACGTCAATTGTTTAGGCTATGTATCTCGGTTTGGGGATATTCTTTACAAGGATGGAACGACCATTTCAATTGCTCAGGCAAGTGTTCTCCCGTCAGCGATAGTGAGCGACATTGTGACAAAATACAGGACGGTTGAGACGGAGGCGTTAACGGGAAGCGTCGATAACAACACCTCTACGGTAACGTATACATTTAACATGAAGACCTGTTACGAGGCGTTAGAGATTGCAAGGTCGTTAGCTCCGGCTGGCTGGTACTGGTATGTAGACGAGGAGAACATTCTTTACTTCAAGAATAAGCCGACCTCAGCGACACATATTTTCACGTTCAAGAAAGACCTGAAATCGATTCGGGTCATGAAGAATATCAGGGACGTTTGCAACCGGCTCATTCTCTGGAATGGAGAGCAGGTGGAAGATGCGACGTTTATATGCCGACAGTATTTAGATGCAACAAGCGGGCTGACATACGGGAAGAGATACCAAACGGTAACAGATGGTCGGATAAAGGATACTACCACCGCCGATATTTACGGGAACGCGTATCTTGACGCACGGAAAGACCCGAATATCAGGGTCGAGCTGGAGATTGTAGACTCCTCTTTAAATCAATACGGATATAATCTAGAATCAATAAATCCGGGAGATACCTGTTCGGTTCGGAATTTGCCGGATAGGAGTACGACATTTGATGATAATATGACGATTACAGAAGTGAGATACAAGCTCGGAACGGCAGTGGTTACGCTTGAGGACATGAGGCAGAAAGTATCAAATAAGATAAGCGATGTCATTATGGATCTGGGGGATCATGTATCCACCGACGGCCCGGCGACATATACTTCGGTATGATAGTACGGCAAACATTAGAAACGCAGATGAATATGACGAGTAAGGTTGTCCGCACTGATGTTAAGTGTCAGGCATATTTAAATGGAAATCAGCTGAATCTTACCGATACCTCAAACGTAAAAGTGAATCTCAATGCGGAGTTATATGATATTGGAAATAATTTTGATATAGGGAACTACCGGTTTGTCGCGCCGGTGACCGGATATTACCTTGTTGTCGGAGAGGTTACATATACAAATGTTATTATCGGTGGGGCTCAATCGTACTATGCAAAAGTTTATGTGGGCGGATCCGTAAAATTTCAAAATGTTTCCCATCCAGTCGTCGCCCAGACTTTTTCTATATCGACATCTGGGGTGACGGCAGTAACGGCTGGTCAATACATCGAGCTATATGCTCAGGTATATTGCGGTGCAAGTACGGTAGATATCTATGGAGCAGCGAATATGACGTGCCTTTCGATTCATTTATTAAGTATGGACTGATAGCACATGATCCTATTAGAAGATGAGAGGAAAACAATTCTAGATGCGCTATTGTATATGCTCAAGTCTGCGTATACAGACGCGGAGATCAGGACGGCGTGTGCAAACGATCCGAAGGTATACAAACAGATCCTTATAAAGAAAAGAGAAAAGATACGGCGGTTAATAAAATGTATCTATATCTTCAAGAATTAAATGCCTGACACAAAGGAAGGACAAAAGAGAATAACCCAACTTGAAATAAGTTATGTTGCTATGCAGGAGAAACTGGTCGGAATCGAAAAGAAATTAGACTCGCTCTGCTTAAAGGTAGACACTCTTACCGGCTCGCTAGAGCCGTGGAAACTCACCGTACATGATAGTCAGCGTGAATTAACGGACATAAAAGCGGAGGTAGCCCGCAACAAAAAGAGCGTGGAGGAAATGACAAAATCAATAGAGCGCATAGACGATACTATCAAGTCGGCAAAAGCATATATCGCTGGCGCTATGGCGGTTATTGTGATAGTATTTACCATCGCACAGTACGTCATAGATAAGTTAATTCGGTAATACCAATGGCTTATCGTTTGCCCTTTGACGGAAACTACAATATCACCTGTAGT